GTCACCGATCTCCCCCCCCACCGGCCCAAACGGACTTTTTTAATCGGACCGAGCGAATATCCGCCGGATACCACCGTGAGTGGCCATGACTGACCGGGACGAACCGGAGCTATTCCCCGAGCCTCCGGTTAACAAGCGCCGGGGCCGCCCGCCGGGCTCCAAGAACCGGGCCACCCTGGCCAAAGCCACCACCGGCCGGGTGGAACGGGCCCTAACCGCCGAGCTTCGGGACTCCCCGCTCCCCGACGCGGCCAAGCTCCACCTTCGGGCCGGCGCTCACCTCGTGGACGTGGCCGAGGTGGCCGCCGACGTGGACGCCGGCGCCAAGATCCTCCGCGCCTATCTGGAGCTTCGCCAGGCTTACGGGCTGGCCGGCTCCCGCTCCGAAGCGCTAGACCCCTTCGCCGCCTTCGTGGCCGGGATGGGCGTGGCCGAGCGCCCACCGGCCGACTAGCACGGTGGCCAGTGAGCTTCCCCGAGTGTCCGCCGCCCGCTTTCGCCACCGCCCGGACCCCTAGCCGGCCGACCTACGGGCCGGCGGTGGCCCGCATGGCCGACGCGCTCGGCTGGCCGCTCATGCCCTGGCAAAGCCAAGCCGCCGACGTGGCCAACGAGGTGGACGCCGATGGCTTTCTCGTGTATCCGCTCGTGATCATCACCGTCCCCCGCCAGTCCGGTAAAACCACCCTCACCGGCGCCAACGCCGAGCATCGGGCCATCTACCGGCCGCGCCAGCGGGTGTGGTACACGGCCCAAACACGCGAGATCGCCCGGGATTGGCTACTCAACGAGCACACCCCCGGCTTGGAACACTCCCCGCTCAAGCCTTACGCCCGGGTACGCCGGGCCCAAGGCTCCGAGGGGATCACCTACCCGCACGGGAGCATGTTTCGGATCTTCGCCCCCCAACCGGCCGCCCTGCACTCCAAACAATCCGACCTCGTGATCGTCGATGAGTGTTGGGCCCACGAGCTTGAGCGCGGCCGCCAACTAGACCAAGCCATCGTCCCCACCCAAGCCACCCGGCCCGGCGCGCAAGTGTGGAAGCTCTCCACCGCCGGGGACGAAAACTCGCTATGGCTATGGGAGATGATCCAACGGGGCCGGACCGCGGTGACCGAAGGACGCCGGGAGGGGATCGCCTATTTCGAGTGGGCGTGTCCCGATGAGCTAGACCCCACCGCCCCAAGCTCGTGGCCGCTCTTTCATCCCGCCTACGGGATCACCATAGGGGTGGCGCAGATGAAAGCCGCCCTAGACGAACTCGGGCCGGCCGGCTTCGCCCGTGCCTACGGGAACCGCTGGCCGGACGGGATGGGCCAGAGCGCGGCGCCGAAGATCCCGCCCGGCCGGTGGGCGGCCGCCCAAGTCCCCCCGCTCACCTCCGCCCCCGCCGGCGTCCGGGTGGCGCTCGGTTTCGACACCTCCCGGGACCGCTCCGCGGCGGTGATCTCGGTGGCGTGGCGCGACCTGACCGGGCTCCGATGCGAGATCACCGACGCCCGGCCCGGTACCGGCTGGCTGGCCGAGCGGATCACCGAGCTAGCCGCCCGCCGCCACCCGGTGGCCATCGCCTACCCGGCCGACTCCCCCGCCCTGGACGTGGCCGACACCCTGGCCACCGCCGGGCTCCCCATGCTCGCCATCCGGGGCCGGGACTGGCCGGCCGCGTGCTCGGGCTGGCTGGCCGCCATCACCGAGCAACGAATTCGGATCGGCGCTCACCCCGCGCTGGCCAAGGCGGCCGAGGTGGCGCCCGGCCGGGACTCCGGGGATGGCGGTTGGGCGTGGTACCGCCGGGGGGCGGTGCTGTCCATCGCCCCCGTCATCGCCTGCACCGCCGCCACGTGGGGGCTGGCCCATCCCGCCGGCGCCGAAGCCGCATCATGGACCGCGTTCTAAGGTGACTCCCGTGCCACCTAACGCCGATACTGGAGGACACTCGGGCCGCCCCGCATGGATGACGCCAGCGACCGTGGTCGCGGCCGAAGGTGCGCGAGTTGGCCTTGCCACATGCCTCGAATGCGGCGCAACCCTGCTACTGGACCCGCGCTCCGACATTGACGTGCCGCGACTGCACGCTGATTATCACGCATCCGACAGTTTGGCTACGTGATCCGCCGGCGGGACACGGTGACGGTGCGGCTCCCTCCCGATCTCGCCGCCCGGCTCAAGGCCGAGGCCGACGCCCGCGGCGTCCCCGTCCCGTGGCTCGTGGCCCGGATCCTCCGCGCCGCGTTGGATGAGCCGCGCGGTTTACCGCGCGCCGACGCCGATCCGATCACGAAAGGGCTCGTGGTCGGGCGCGGGAAGGCACCGAAGTACCCGCCGCCGCCCCCGTACCGGCCGGATCGTGGCTTGATCGGCTACGCGGAGCGCCCGCAAAGCCCGCCGCCGGAAACGCCGGACCAGACACCCGGTTAGACGGCCCGGATCGGCCCGCCGGGCGGCCGGCGCCGGACGGGACGCCACGGGATGCCCAATCCCCCACGGGCTCCGGTTTGCGGGGCTTAGACGGGATCCTGTGGGGAGGTTCCCCGCCAGACGTACGCTTAGGGCCGTGAAGTGGCCGCCGTGGAGCAAAGATCCGGGCTCGGCCGGGACCTCTCTGGCCGCCGGGGCGGGCTCGGGGCTCACCGGGATCACCGGGGACGTGGAGGGGGCCCAAGAGCTAGCCCGGCGCCGGTGGGAACAGACCATGTTTGACGCCGCCGGCGGGGGGAGCGGCCTGCCCGGCTCGTGGCGGCCGTACGTGTCGGAGTGGATGGCCCGCGGCGTGCCGGCGCTCACGGCCGGTATGCGGCTCATCTCGGGGGTGGCCATGCAGCTCCCGCTACGCCAGATGAGGGGGGACGTGCGGGTGGATCCGCCGGCGTCGGTGATCGCCAATCCGACACCGGGCCCGAACCGGACGCCGGCGGACTTCGTGGACGAGTACGTGTCTGACGTGCTCTTATATGGCAATTACGCCGCGCTGATCGGGCCGTTGGACTCCACCGGCTGGCCGGCGTGCCTCATCCCCCTAGATGTCACCACCGTGTCGGTGGCCCGAGATCCCGACACCTGGGAGCCGGTCTACGCCCTGGCCGGGGTGGAGGAAACGCTCCCGGCGGACCGGATCTTTCACGTGGCCATAGACAAGCGCTCGGGGGAGCTCACCGGCCGGGGGGTGCTTCCCACCCTGGCCGGGGCCATCTCGTCCGCCCTGGCCGCCGACGCCTACGCCGGCCAGTACTTCACCCAATCGGCCGTCCCGTCCGGGGTGATCACCGACACCCGCCCCGACCTCACCCAAGAGCAAGCCACCGAGCTAAAGGCCAAGTGGATGCAAGCGGTGAGCGGCACGCGGGTGCCGGTGGTGGTCCCGCCGTCCACCACGTTTCAACCTCTGGCCACCGACGCCGACAAGAGCCAGCTAGTCCAAGCCCGCCAGTGGGACGCCACGATGGTGGCCATGATCTTGGGTGTCCCGCCGTTTTTGCTCGGGATCGAAACGCAACGCCACACCTACACCAACGCCGAAACCGAATTCGGGCGGTTCGTGTCCACGACGATGATGCGGCTACTCACCCCCCTGGAAAGCCAGATCACCGCCCAATGTCTGCCCCGCGGCAACTCGGCCCAATTCTGGACCGGGGCCCTACTCCGAGCCGACACCATGACCCGAGCCACCGCCGCGGTGTCGCTGTTCGGGGCGGACCTGATCACCTTGGCCGAAGCTCGCACCCTGGCCGGCTTCCCGGCCGAGGGTGGGCCCACCCCCGCCGCCCCGCCGGTAGCCGCCCCGGCTAGCTCGAGTAGCGCCCCGGCTCCGCCGCCGCTTCACCTCGTGGAAGGTATGACACCGTGACCGCTCCCACCCTCACCCCCGTGGCCCGCACCCTCACCCACCTTTACGCCCGCCGGCTCACGGTCCGCCACGAGGCCGCCGGCGAGGGGGACGGGCGCACCCTCTACGGGCTGGCCGTCCCCTATGACGTGGAGCTAGACGTGTCGGATTGGTGGGACGATTACTCCGAGGTGTTCCGAAAGGGGAGCTTCGCCAAGACCATCGGCCAGCGGGCCCACCCGGTGCCGTTGCTCGTGTCCCACGAGCGCCGGGCGTTGCCCATCGGGGCGTCCACCGAGCTAAGCGAAGAGGCCGACGGGCTCCACGCCGCCTTCCATCTGGCCGCCACCCCCAAGGCGGACGAGGTGCTAGCCCTGGTGCAAGAGGACGCCATCTCGGGTCTGTCCATCGGCTTTGAGCCCGTGACCCACATCGTCACCGCCGGCGCCAAGCGGACCCCGCCGTCAAGCCGGGATCTCCACGAGCGGACGGAGGTGATACTCCGCGAGGTGAGCGTGTGCAACTTCCCCGCCTACGCGGATGCCGGCGTCCACGGGCTCCGAGAGTCCCAAGAGCGCCACCCATCCCTCACCGCCCTGGCCGCCGAGCGGGGCCGGCTCCACGATGTCCGCTCCGGTCTGACCGACCGGTGGGGGCGGGTGGGCCGCCGGTGAGCGCCCGAGCCGACGCGGTGGTGATCCCCCTGGACGTGGCCGCCCAATGGTTGGCGTGGCTGGATGCCAGCCAAGCCGAGCGTGTCGGGGCCGATCTCCGCCGGGTGCTGGCCGACGCTCGGGCGCCGGATCCGCCCTCATCGGTGGACCGCCCCATCTCCACCCGCTAGCATCCCCCCGCGACGGGCCGGACGCCGACCGGAGCCCTCCCCACGGGGAACCACGGCCACCATCGGGATACGTGATCCACCCGAGTGAGACAGACCATCGCTCGTGAGAAAGGATCCCCCGTTGCCTATCACCCTCGTGGACGTGCTCCGCCAGTCCATAGACGAGATCCACGGCCGGCTCAACGCCATAGAGGCGGCCGCCGTGGCCGACCAACGCGACACCCTCAACGACGTGGAGCAAGCCACGTGGGACGAGCTTCGCGCCGAGGCCGAGGCCAAGACGGCCCGGCTCCGCTTGCTCGTGGAACGGGCCGAGCTTGACGCCCAAGCCGGCGAGATGATGGGCCGGATCACCGGCCGCCCGCCCGGTACCGCCGCCCCCCTGGCCGCCCCGCCGGACTTCCCCTACCGCACGCCGGGGGAGTACGTGCTTGGCTATATGCGCTCCAAGCATGGGGACGTGGGGGAGTCCGCCCGTTTCGCTCGGGCGCTCGCCGACGTGACCACGAGCGGGACACCCGGACTCGTCCCGCCCCAAGTCACCGGGGACATCTTGGGGACGTGGCTCGGGAACCGGCCGGCGGTGGACGTGATGACCAAGCCCAACCTTCCCCCGGTGGGGATGGAGGTGCAACGCCCCCACATCGGCCAGCACACCGACGTGGGCCCGCACACCGAGAAAGGTCCGGTGGTGTCCCAAGCGTTCAAATTGGATCTCGTGAAGATCCCGCTTGAGAGCTACGCCGGCGGAGTAGATGTCTCGTGGGAGCTTGCCAATCGTTCGTCCCCGAGCGCCCTAGACGTGATCTTCTCCGACCTCGCCGGCGTCTACGGCCGCAAGTCCGATGAGGGAGCTTTCGGGGGGGTGATTGCCAACATCACCCAAGCGGTGGCGTGGGACGGGACGGCCGCGACACTGGCGGCCGCCATCACCGCCGCCGCCATCCAATGCGCCACCAACGGGGAAGAGAACCTTTTCCCCGATACGGTGTGGCTCGGGCTCTCCGCCTATGGGGCGCTTGCCTCGCTCACCGATGGCAACGGCCGGCCGCTCTTCCCCTATCTCAACGCCCAAAACGCCTACGGGACCGCCGACGCCACGGGGATGATTTCCACGGTGATGGGGCTCCGCCCGGCCGTGGATCCCTACATCGCCCCGGACTCGTTCTTGGTGGGCCCGTCCGATCAAGTGGAGTTTTACGAAACGCCCGGCGCCCCGGTGCAACTCTCGGTAGTGGACGTGGGGGTGGCCGGCTACAACGTGGGCGTGATCGGAATGTGGGCCGCCGCCGCCGTGGATCCCGCCCAATTTTGCAAGATCACGATGGCCGGTACCCAAGCGGCCGGGCCGGCTTCGGGGGCCAACAAGCGGGCGGCCAGCTAAGTGGCGTGGAGCCCGTGGCTCACCGTGGACGGCTACAAAGCGTGGGCCCGGATCGACACCGCGGACTCCGCCGATGATGCCGCCATCACCACCGCCACGGCCGCCGCCGCCGAGGCGGTGGAGCTACGGGCTCCACGCGGTTTCGTCACCGACGAGGGGGGGGCGGAGATCCCCCCGCCGGCCATGCTCTTAGAGGCCGGGCTTTTGCTCACCAACCGGCTTATGAGCCGCCGCAACTCGCCGGACGGGGTGGTGGGGGTGTCCGATATGGGCACCGCCACCATCCTGAGCTACGACGCAGACATCGCCAAGATGATCGGGCCGTGGACACCGATGGTGGTGGCGTGAGTAGCGCCGAGGCCGCTTCGGCTATCTGTGAAAAGCTCCGAGCGGCCGGGATCCGCGCCACCACGGACCCCGGCGCTCTCAACGTCCCGGCCGTGCTCGTGGTCCCACCCCGGCGTGTGTATGACGTGGGGTGTGGCTACACGGCCACGTGGACGGTGCACGCCATCGCTCCCGCCCCCACCGGCGGGGATCGGACCACGTGGGCCGCCCTAGACGAGCTTGTGGACGCCATCGCCGGCGTCTACCCGATCCAAGACGCCACACCGGGCGCGTACGTGCTCGGGCCCAACACCCACCCTTCCTATCTCGTCACTTTTACGGAGGTGCTTTCCGATGATCAATGAGTCCCGGCTTATGAAGGGGACGCTTTCGCTCGGGCCCACCGGCACCGCGCTTGATATGTCCTGTCAGATCACTAACGCCCGGATCTCGTCCGCCTACTCCGACGACGGGAACCCGGTTACCACGCTTTGTGGGGACACCAAGCCGGCGCCCCGCAAGCTAGATGGCCACAAGCTAGAGGGGACCATCGTCCAAGATTTCAACGTGGACGAGGCCGAGGGGGGAGTGATCGCCTACATGTGGGCCCACGATCTTGAGGTGGTGGCTTATGAATTCGTGCCCAACGATACGGGGGCGCCCACCATCACCGGGACGCTTCAAATTGAGATCGCGGCCGAGACATACGGGGGGGACGTGAACGCCCGGCTTACCTCCGATTTCGTGTGGAACCTCCAAGAAAAGCCGACCTTCACCGCCTACGTGGACCCCGGCGCCCGCTCGGCCGCCACCGCCGCCGCCGCATGAGCAACACGCAAGCGTGGATCCTCGTGGTGGAGGTGGGGATCGTGGCGCTCGGGACGTTGCTCCGGGCCATCGGGCGGCCGGGCTAGTGGCCACCGCCGTCACCGTCACCGGGGAGGATCGCTTGGTGTCCACGATGGATCGGGCCGCCAAGCAGCTCCCCGAGATCGACACCGCCGAGGCCGCCCGCATCATCTCCGCCCGGATCCCGGCCACCGCCCCCCGCCGGACGGGCCGGCTCGCCGGCTCGTTTATCTCCGGGCGGGACACCATCACAAGCCCGCTCGTGTACGCCGTCCCCATCCATTGGGGGCGGCCGGCTCACGGGATAGAGCGGGATCCTTTCGTCTACCCGGCCGCCGATCAAGCCGAGAGCCAATGGCTCGGGGCGGTGGAGCACGCCGGCCAAAAGATATGCGATGGGGTGCAAGGTGCCTAGCTTTCGGACTCGTGTGGATCTCGTGCTCGCCGGCGAGCGCGTCCAGATCATCACCAACGCCGGCGACCAGCTAAACGCGGAGCGGGGGGTGGGAAAGGGGGTGGCGGACTCGCCGGTGGAGCTTGGGCTCCGGGTGTGGTGGTGTGCGCTCCGCCGCCAGTGGCCCGACATTCCGGCGGCCAAAAACTTTCGGACCTTCGTGGAGGACTTGGACTCCGCCGACGAGGAAGAGCCCGAGGACGCGGAGCTAGCCGGGATGGACCCTACCCGGCCGGCGGCTTCGGACGGCTAGCGGTGGAGCTTGCGGTGGCCACCGGCGTGAGCTTTCGGGAGTGGCTCACCGATCCGGTGGCCATGATCACCGCGTCGGAAGTCTTGGACGAGATCGCCAGTAAGGCTAAGTGAGCCGATGGCCGCCAAGCTCTTGTTTCAACTCGTGGGCGAGGCCACGTCCGCGGTGGCCGCGTTCAAAAAGACCACCGACGCGTCCAAGACCACCGCCGACGCCGCCAAGTCCACCGGGGGGAGTCTGGCCAAGATCGCCGGGGCGGTGGCCACCGGCTACGCGGTTAAAAAGGTGGTGGACTTCGGAAAGTCCACGGTGGAAGCGGCCGGGGCGGCCAGCAAAGCGAACAAGCTCGTTACCGCCACCTTTAAGAACGCCGGCGACACCACCGGCGACTACGCCAAGCAAGCCATAGACCTCGCGGACTCGCTCGGCCGCCAGATTGGCGTGAGCCCGCAAGTGATCAAGGGGGCGGAGGGGATCTTGGCCACCTTCCACTCCGTGAGCGGGGCGGCCGGGATGCAAAGCGGGATATTCGACCGGGCCACCCGGGCGGCCGCCGATCTCGCCGCCGCCGGCTACGGGAATATGTCCAGTAACGCCGTGCAACTTGGGAAAGCCCTAGAGGATCCCACCAAGGGCTTGGCCGCGCTCACCAAGTCCGGCGTGAACTTCACCCAAGCCCAAAAAGACCAGATTAAGAACATGCAAAAGAGCGGGAACATGCTCGGCGCTCAAAAGATCATCTTGGGTGAGGTGGAAGCCCAAGTGAAGGGGACCGCGGCGGCCACCGCCGGCTCCGGGGCCAAGATGTCCGTGGCGTTTGAAGAGATGAAGGTGAAGATAGGCACCTCGCTACTGCCGGCGGTGGGCGAGGTTAAAAAGATGTTCGGCGGGCTCTTCGATTTCGTGGGCGCTAACGCCGGGTGGCTCGTGCCGCTCGTGGCCGCCGTGATCGGCTTCGCCACCGCCGTGATGATCATTGCCAAGGCCGTCCAAGTGTTCAAGGTGGCGCTAGAGGGGATCAAGCTCGCCATCTCCGGGGTGAAGCTCGCGTGGCTAGCGCTCAACTCGTCTTTCCTGGCGTCCCCGATAGGGCTCATCATCGTGGCCATCATCGCTTTCGTGGCCGTGCTCGTGATCCTCTATCTAAAGGTGGCGTGGGTCCGAAACGCCATAGACGCCGCTTTCCGGGGGATCGTGGCCGCCGCCCAATGGGTGTGGTCCGGGCTCGTGGGCGTGTTTAACGCCATCTGGTCTTTCTTGCAACGGTGGGGAAACCTGATCCTTATGGTGATCTTGGGCCCGTGGTACCTCGTGTTTCGGCTCATCATGGCCGCCATTAACGGTGGGTGGTCCGGGGTGATCGGCCAGCTAAATAGTTGGCTCGGGATCTTGGGCGGGGTGCTCGGCCGGGTGGTGTCCATCATCTCGGGCCCGTTTATCACCGCTTGGCATTGGGTGTACGCCAACGCCATCTCCCCGCTTATGAATTCGTTTAACGGGGTGGTGGGCGCCATCTCGGGGGCGCTCTCGGGCGTGTTTAACGCCATCATCTCCCCATTCCAACGGGCGTGGGCGTGGATCCAATCCAACATCTTGGGCCCGCTCCGCTCCGCGTGGAACGGCTTCGCCAACACCCTTAACTCCGTGTCCATCTCCACCCCGGCCGTGTCCATCGCCGGCCACGACATCATCCCGGCTTTCCATTGGACGCCCCCGTGGCATATCCCCACCCTCGCCGCCGGCGGCTTGCTCACCCGCTCCGGGCTCGTGTACGCCCACGCCGGCGAGGTGATCTCCCCGGCGCCGGCGGCCGCCAACGGGCGGGCCCGAGGGGATCTCGTGAAGATCGAACACGCCCACTTCTCCGAGCGGGTGGACGTGGACACTTTCGGGAAGCGGCTCGCTTGGCAGATCCGCACGGCCGGGGTGTAAGCGATGCTTACACCATTTGGGACCGTGTGATGGCTTGCATCCGGCGGGCGTGGCTCAAGATGGGGGAGCGGATCCTCCCCCTAGAGGACGACGCTGCCGGCTACGTGTGCACGCTCTTGGATCTCGGCTATCCCGAGGTGCGCGACGTGACCGCCAACAATCCGGCCGCCGATGGGATCACGGACCGGACGCTCTACATGGGCTCACGGGCCATGAGCGCCGACATCACCGCCGGCGGGGGGGCCATGAGCGTGGACGAGATCGGCGCCGCGTTCGCCCCCTACATGATCCCCAACGCCCGGCCAGAGCTTCACTACGTGCTAGAGCGCCCCGGCGCCCCCGAGCGCTTCGCCATCGTCCGGGCGGCCGGCTACACGTGGCCAGTCTCGGGCGGGCGGACTCGGGACATTCACTTGGCGTGGGTGGCCGCCGACCCCATCGTCCGAGATCCCGCCCTCAAGGTGGCCACCGCTATGGCCGGCGCGTCCACCATCCCCGGCCGCGTCTACCCGCTCACCTTTAACCGCATCTATCCGGTGGGCGGGGGAGTGGCCACCACCGCCGAGATCCGCTCGGCCGGCGACATCGTGGTCCGCCCGTTGCTCCGCATATGGGGACCGATCACTAACCCGGTGGTGACCATGACGCCCACCACCGGAGCCGATCCGGCCGGGCCGGACTCGTCCATCGTGTTCGTGGCCGGCTTTCGGATCGACCCCGGCGGCTTCGTGGACGTGGACTCCGCCCAAAAGACCGCCTACGCGGGAGGGGATCCCGCCCGCTCGGTGATGGCCCAAGTGGATTGGGCCCAAAGCGTATGGCCGGTGCTCCCCACGCTCCCCTATTGGTCTTGGCTCACCGTCGCCGGCGAGTCCACGAGCGCCACCACCCAAGTCCAAGCGCTTTGGTATGACGGCTACCTCACTTAGCGAAGAGGGAGCCCGGTGGCGGCTCACCGCCCACCGCCGGGACTTCACGCCCACGCTCTACGCTCCCGCCCGGACCACGGGGATAGCCGAGATCACCGACGCCCGCTCGCGTCGGCTTGAGATCGGGTGGAACACCCCCGCCAAGCTCACCTTTTCCGTGGACGGCCGCTCCCCGTCCGCCGGCTACGTCCAAGAGATGGCCACCGACGTGATGGCGTGGCGTTTCGATCCCGACGACGGGGAGGATCACCTCATGTTCCGGGGGGTGGTGTCCGCCAGTGAGGACACCATCACCGAGCAAGCCCACACAGTGAATTTCACCGCCTATGACTATCTGGCCATGATCACCCGCCGCTACCTCACCCCGGCCGCCGATCTCGCCTACGCCCAACGGGACCAAGATGACCTAGTGGCCGATCTCGTGGCCCGCGCCACGGTGGTGGCCACGTCCACCGGCGTGAGCTTCGATCCCGGCTCTCGGCTTCCGGTGGCCGTGCAACTCGTCAACCCGGACGGGACCATCCGGGCGGCCAAGTCCGGCCAGCTTCGGGACCGCACCTACACGGGCGGCTCTTCCATCGGCCAGCTAATCACCGACCTAGCCGCCGTCATCGGCGGCTTTGACGTGGACGTGACCAGTGAGGCCAACGGGCCGGCCGGCCACGATTGGCTCCGGGTGTGGTACCCGGCGCGCGGTGTGGGCCGGACCGATCTCGCTTTGGTGTACGGCTCCACCGTGGCCGCCCTCACCCGCTCGGCTAACTCCGCCGATGGGTACGCCAACTATCTCCGGGTGATCGGGGATAACGGGGGGGTGGAGGGGGCGCCGCAACTCATCGCGGAAGCGTGGAGCGCGGACGCCAATAACGTGGGCGTGGTCCCGGTGGGCTTGTGGATGGGGACCGATAGCGCTTCGGACGTGAAGGTGGCCGCCACCCTCAAGCAAAAGGCGGACGGGGACTTGGCCACGCTCGGGCTCTTGGTGCCGTCCTACACCCTCACCTTGCGGCCGGGATGGTACCGGCCGGGCTTCCCCAACGTGGGGGACACCGTGCCGCTCGTGGTCCGTAGCGGGCGCTTGGACATCTCCACCACCGTCCGAGTGCTCGGGATCGCCTACGCCGTCCAAGACGACACCGCCGGCGAGGACGTGGAGGTGACGGTGGGCCGCCCGGCCGTGGATCTCACCGCCCTATTCCGCAAGACCGCGCGCACGGTGGACGCGCTCACCCGGAGGTGATCTCATTGACTCGCTTTGCTCCGCTATGGCTCCAATCGGGAAGCTACGCCGCCAGCGTGGACCGCCGGCTCATGGCCGCCCTATGGCCCGACGCCCGCTCCGCCGGCGCCGCCATCACGCCCACCGGGACGGGGATGAGCGTGGAAGCCGCCCCCGGCTCGGTGGCCGTCCCCGCCGCCAACGCCACCGGCTCCGTGTTGTGCACATGGGACGCCCCCGAGGTGGTGGCCGACATTCCCCCGTCCCCGCCGGCGGGGACCAACCGGATTGATCTCATCGTCTGCCAACCTCATGGCCAAGACCTAGACGGGGGGGCGGTGGACGACTTCGTGATTATGTCCGTCACCGGCGCCGAGGCCGCCACCCCCGTAGCGCCGGCGCTCCCGGCCGGGGCGGTGGCGCTCGCTCAAGTGAGGATCAACGGGGGGGCGGCCGCCATCGCCGCCGGCGACATCACCGACACCCGGCCGGGGCTCTTGGCCGTGCCGGGCCCGGTGGAAACCACCAAGGCGCCGCGCGGCCATATCCAACGGCTCTCGGGGCCCGCTTCCGCGGTAGACGCCGTGGGCGCATTTGTCAACATTGTGGTTCTTAACGTGGCGGTGGTCGCCGGCCGGTGGTATCGACTGGCGGGGTATGGCTACGGGACGCAGAGCACCGCCACGTCCGGCAACTGCCAAGTAATCGGGCTAATCAACAATGATCAAGCCACCAAAGCTCACGTCAACATAAGCCGAAGTCTCCCGGCCGGCCAGCAGTTAGCCGGGTGTTGCGTGTCCGATTGGCAGGCGCCGGCCACCACCACCGTCCCGTTTGCCCTCCAAGCGTTCTCAAGTCCCGGCGCGCTCCACTTCGATCCGGGGACGTGTTGGATCTCGGCCGAGGACTTGGGCGCCTAAACCACAAGCGAAAGGACTCCACCGTGTCATACGAGGCAATAGACCAGCTCACCGCCGATCCCACCTTTAACGGCCGGGAGCGGGCTTGCACCGTGGAGCAAGCCGGGACGTTTAAGGACTCCGCCCGAGCGGACTTCGTGGCCGTGGCGGAGGATTGCCTCACCGGCGGGATCCTGTATCTCACCTTCGTCCGCATGGCCGCCGCCGGGCCCGGAATCGCGGACAAGGTGACCACCCCGGACGGGATCGACCAATCCCAAGTCACCGACGCCGACCTACTGAGCCTCACCCAAGCCGCGTGGCCCACCGTGGCCGCGCTCTACTTCACCGAGGACGGGAGTCCCAAGCCATGAGCGAAACAATCGAAACACCCACCGAGCCCACCCCGGAGCCCGAGCCCACCCCCGAGCCCGAGTCCGAGCCCACCCATCCCGACACCACCCCCGACGAGTAGCGGTGGCGCTCGCTCGGGTGTGGATCCCGTCCCCCAACTATTCAAGCCGGGGGGGCGCCGGCGTCCGGCTCATCGTGGTACACACCGCCGAGGGAGCCCGGACCATAGAGAGCTTGGGCTCTTTCTTCGCTAGCTCAAGCTCGGGCGTTAGCTCGCACACCGGCGCCGACGACAAGCCCAACACGGTGGGGGAGTACGTCAAGCCCGACGCCAAAGCGTGGACGCAAGGCAACGCCAATCCGGTGGCCGTGAGCTTGGAGCTATGCGCGTTCGCGGCGTGGTCCGCGGCGGAGTGGGACGCCCACCCGGCCATGCTCGCCAACTGCGCGGCGTGGATCTCCGAAGAGGCCGGCCGCTTCGGGCTCCCGCTCACCAAGCTCACCCCCGCCCAAGCCCAAGGGGACGGCCGGGGAGTGTGCGGCCACCAAGACCTTGGCTCGTGGGGCGGTGGCCACACCGATCCGGGCCCGGCTTTCCCGTGGTCGCGCGTGCTCGGCGGATCCCCGGCGCCGGTGGAGCCCGCCCCTTCGCCGCCCGCCGGCGGATCCGCCCCCCCCTTCCCACTCCCGGCCGGGTGCTACTACGGGCCCGCCGATGGCCCGCCCGAGTCCGTGTCCGGCTACTACCCGCCCCACGGGGGCCCGAGCGGGGCGGCCGGGCTCCGCCAGTGGCAAGCCCAAGTAGGCGGGATCACCGCCGATGGCTACTACGGGCCCGAAACCGAGGGAGCCGCCTACTCGGTGCAATCGGCCGCCGGGATCGCCACGGACGGGCTCATCGGGCCCGACACGTGGGCCGCCGCTTGGGCTTGAGCGCCCGGAGTCACGCGATAGACGTATGACTCTCACCGCCGGCGAGTGGCTAGCGCTCGGGATCGGGCTCGGGGGACTGGCCGCCGCCGTGTCCGCCCTCGTGTGGGCCGTGTTCGGCCGGCGGCCGCGCGACCGATGAAGGGGGACACGGAGCGCCGGGTGGCGTGGATGATCGTGGCCGGCGCCATCATCGTGGGCGCGTTGGCGCTGGCCGAGCTTGTCTATCTGGCTTGGGCCGCTTGGGGGTGACCGCCCCGCCCCCCCACGTCCAAACCGGTGTAAGCGTGGCTTACACCGGTTTGGTATGGTGGTGGTGATGACAACCAACCAACACCCCAAGCTAACCGAGCGGTGTCCCATCTGCTCCGGGCCCGGCCACGACGAGAACGACTGCCCGACCACCGAGCCCGACGCGCCCGAGTGGCATTACTACGTGGGATCGGTGGGCTCGGGAGAGTGGCGGTGAGCGTGACGCCCGAGCCGCTCACGAGCGTGGCCGTGTTCCACGGCTCCGAGCTTGACGCCGACCAGACCCCCCACCGTTGCCCGTGTGGCGCCACCCGAGCCCGTGACGATGGCTAGCCGCCGCAACGTCACCCGGTGCGACGGCTCGGGGACCAAGGTGGCCGGGAGCGCGCCCGGCTCGGGGGCGGAGTGCGCCGAGTGCGGCCAGATGGTGAAGCTCACCACCCGCGGACGGCTCCCCGCCCATAACCGCCCCGAGCCCTACACCCCGCCGCGGGAGCGTGGGGGGTACACGGACATACACAAATTCGTCCATATGCTTAGGCGCATGGTGCAAGCCGCCGGCCGCAAGATGCGCCACGCCGACGCCGAGGATCTACGCGAGCTTGTTTCCATCCGCGACGAGCTAGAGGCGGCCATCCGTGACGGGATCGACGGGCTCCGGGCGGACGGCTACTCGTGGAAGTCCATTGGCGAAGCGCTCGGGACCACCGGCCAAGCCGCCTATATGCGCTACGGGAAGCCGAAAGCGAGCTAGTGACGATGGCCGGGATACACCATCCGGCCGGCGCCCCCACCCCCGGATCTAGCGTGATGGCGGGATCCCCGCCGTCCCGACACCTCCACGTGGGGAAGTTCCGGCCGATAGCGGGGATCCCCCGGTGAGCGCGGTGACTTACTACACCGACGCCGAGTTGGCCGAGCCCGAGCCCGAGCCCGAGCGCGGCCAACTCGCGCTCTTCGCCGGCGGGGAGCCCATCGGTGTCCAACTCTCGCTCTTCCCCGAGCTAGTGGCGCCGGCGCCGATCTACCCGGACCGGAGCCCGGAGGAATGGATCCGAGAGTGTCGGGACACCCTGGCCGACGCCCAAGCCCGCCAAGCGGCCGGCCAACTCTCGTGGGACGTGGAGCGGTGACGCTCCGCTCTCGGCCGCTCCGCTCGGGCCCGGCGAAGCTCACCGAGGACGAGGACTCGTGGCTTTCGTGGGTGACCGACTACGCCACGAGGGTGGCCCGCCCGCCGTGGCGCCGCTATCACACTCTCTACTCCAAGGGATCGGACGCCGGCTTCCCCGATCTCGTGCTAGCCCGCCCGCCCCGGCTCATCGTGGCGGAGCTTAAGACCGAGGCCGGCCGGGTGACGCTGGCCCAACAAGGGTGGCTAGATGACTTCGCCACGGTGGGCTCCGATCTCGCCGCCATGCTCGCGTCCCGTGGCGTGCACGTGGCCCGCCCGGCGGTGGAGACATACGTGTGGCGGCCGTCCGACCGCGCCGAGGTGGAGCGGATCCTTAGTTGACGGGAAACAATGGGTGGCGCACCGACTACACCGGGTGTAGAAACGCTCTCACTAAGCGCCACGGAGCGCGTGGAGGTGGGCCCGTGATCATCCGGCTTCGGTGGTGGGTGTCCTATCGGATGGCCGCCCATCGCGCCTACCACGCCGGGACGGTGACCGCCGCCGCCCTGGCCCGCCGAGAGCGAGACCGGATCCGCTACTCCCGGCCGTAAGCCCGCTATACAAAAGGTGCGCCCGCTCCCTGGCCGGGGAGCGGGCGCCAAAACACTCCCGAAAGGAAGCGCTCATGGATGCGCTCAACATACCCGAAGAGGCCGACGATAACCGGCTACCGCTCACCTTCCCGGCGCGAAAGGTGGTCCCCCTTGATCGGGGGGAGCGCTTGTCCGGGCCCGAGCAAGCCGAGCTAATGCGCCGGTGCCGGACCGATGGGGAGCGGAACACGCTTCGCGTGATCCTCAACCTCGCCGCCGGGAAGCGCCGGCTTGACGCCGGCCGGGCCCGCTTGGAGCGGGACACCGGGCGGGATTGGGCCACGGTGAAACGCCACCGGGCCGCCCTCGTGGCGCTCGGGATCTTGGAGCCGTGCGGGGGCGGCTACTACCACCAACGGGCCGTCTACCGGATCCGCACGCCGGTGGAGGCGGACACGTGGCTAGCTCGTGAGGCCGAGCGCCGGGCGGCCGCCGGCGGGTGTCCAATCTGCCACGAGGATCCACCCACCCACACCCCGCCGCGGTGTCCGCTCTTCGCCAAGCCGAGGCAAGAGCGCTTGGCGGTGGACGAGTGAAAGGGGCGCACGGATGCGCCCCTTTCGGAGCGTGGCGGCCAGCACTTATGCACCGCGGCAATCCGTTACGGGGCCAATGGGGCGCACGGATGGGCCAATGGGGCGCACGGATGCGCCCCTTTCCACGCTCAATGGGGCGCACGGATGCGCCCCTAAGCCTTAAGAGAGCTAGTGACGTAGTACTAGCTCTCTCTTACTGTCACGCGCGCGGCTCCGCCGTACGCTTGGAACGCTTCACCGGGAGGTGAGCCGCATGGCGCCAAGAGATCCCACCGCCGACATAGCTACGCCGGCCGCTTTCGCGGACGCGGTGGCCAAGCTCGCCGCCCCGCTCGGGCTTGACTTGGCCGCCATCACGTGGAAGATCACCCCCGACAAGGGGGCCACCGTCACCATCCGGCTCGTGAGCGAGGGAGCCCAACTCCCGCTCTTCACCGGGAACGGACGGTGACACGCTCACGGACGGAGAGCCAACGGAAGCCGGCTCCGCCGGCGGCTAGTGAGGGAGGAAGGGTGGCGCTCGGGCGGTGTGATGACGTGAAGCCGGGGTGGTGTGCGGGCTTGGCCAACGGCCACGGCCGGTGTCGGAAGGGGACGTGTGTGGTGGCCGAGCACGAGTGGGAAGCGGGCCCGGCCGATGATGAGGGGCGGACCACGTGCGCCGGGTGCGGTGAGCTATGGGAACACCCGGACCACGAGCCAAGCCGGGCCCGGCGGTGACCGAGCGCTATCGCCGGCTTGAGGCCGGGGTGTACTCGGCGCCGGACGGGACGCTTCACGTGGTGATCCCCGAGCTATTGGAAGCGGCCGGCTACCAAGCCACGCCCGAGAATGTGGACATCGTGGCCAAAGCGTGGGAAGCCAAGGCGGCCGAGATGGGCGCCGCGTTGCGGGTGCACGAGTGAGTAACCCGAGGTGGTCCGGCTCGTGGGTGCGGACGCGCCGGCGGGTGCTGGCCCGTGATCGTGGCGTGTGCCAGATCCAAGCGCCGGGGTGTGAGGGTGTGGCCACCCACGTGGATCACGTGGTCCCCCGCCGCTTCGGTGGTGAGGACGTGGACGCCAACCTCCGGGCCGCGTGTGCCACGTGTAACCAACGCCGGGGGGACGGGACCGATCCGCCGGCCAGCGTGCCGGCGTCGGTGTGGTGATGGCCGAGAGGTGGGAGCGGATCGACCCCGGCCGAGCGCCGGGCGGGCTCGTGTTCCGGCTCACCGCCGGCGGCCGGGTGTGGGTGGAGTACGGGATCACGGCCGAGGATCACGGCGCCGAGGTGGAGCGGGACGCCGAGCGGGACGCCCTCCAAGCGGTGGAGTTAGCCGAGCGCTTCGGGGAGTCCCGGCTCTTCGTCTATGACGGGGACACCGGCGAGTGTGTGTCCACCGCCGTCACCGAGCGGGGGGCCAGCGGTGGCTAGGTGGTGGCGGGTGGTGTGGGCGGTGGGCGTGCTGGCCGGGGGACTGGCCGCGCTCGGGGCGGTGGTGGCCGGCGCCCACCGGGCGGCCGTGGTGATCGGGTGGGCGCTCGTGGTGTGGAGCGCGGCGGGTGGCGTGGCCGGCGTGACCCACCGCCGTGGGGTGACGAGGTGACGGGCCGGCCGGCCGGCCGCCCGC